CTCGGGTGTGCGAGCCATGGAGTTCTCTAAGCGCCAATGTGCATGCGTCTCGAAACCCAGGAGCCGGGCGCGCTCGGCGCGTAACTGGAGGATCTGGCCGATGATGGCGTTGTTGTCACGGGCATCACCGTTGTCGCCGCGATTGACGAACACACGCCAGACTTTTTCACGTAGATCTCGACGGGTCGAGTAGGTGAGGAAAGGCTCGACTGAAGAGCGTGTGTTGGCCACGATCCATTTGCCGCTCTTGCCTCGGCGTTCCGCGTCGGCCGCGAAGCCCGCCCGTAACGAGGCCGGCAGCCCTGCGAGATCGGCGTCGCTTTCGAGGACGGTGTAGCGCTCGCTTTCGTCGGCGAGCAAGTTTTGACTAAATTGAGTAAACAGACCCGCGAGCGATTGGTTGATTTCCGCAAGGCGTTTCTTTGAGGGGCCATCGAGTTTGGCACCCGCTCGAACGAAGTTGGTGTACGTGAGCCAAGTCAAACGCTGTTCTTCGGCAGTGAGGCCGGAGGTCGTGCGGGCCTCGTAGACCGCCGCAATGCGTCGAAAGAGTTTTTCGTTCTGGGTGATGGAGTCGCGAAAGGCGGCCATCTTGGGTTCGATGTCGCGCTCGACTTGCTGAACGGCTTCATCACTCAGAGTTGAACCGAAGATGTAATAGACCGTCGAGGCGCGATCGAGCGCACGGCCCGAACGTTCCATGGCCGCGATGGTGTTGGCGAAAGTCGCTGGCGCCGGGTTATTGGCAATACGCTCGAGCTCGACTAGATGTTCAGCCATACCGGCTTCGAGAGCGGGCGCGAGTAGCGCAGGTGAGGCTCGATCGAACGGGGGCACGCCACCGTAAGGGCCCGACCAGGGCTCGATCAGGGCATTGGGGGCAGCGGCGGCAGCCGAGACGAGGACAGTGCTCATAAGCAGAGGAAGCAGTTTGCGCATGGGTAGGACCTGATCATGATGGACTGAAAAGTTCAGACTGCCGGAGCGCGTAGTGACAACTACCTATTACACGAATGACAGATTTGAAACTTCGATACGGCCATAGTAATCAGCTGAGTTACCAAGTGATGTTGCGGTATTGGTAAATGTAGCTTTTCCGTAACGTGTCATGAGTGACATTTGTGGGTTATAGGTATTTGGATCGATAACAACGTTTGAAGACATTAATGGAACATATGGGCAGTAGAAGTAACCGCTGTCCATGTCGCCAGTGCCGCCTTTGTAGCCAAGAAGAACTGGCTCGGTGCCCTGGTCGTGATAGATGTATGAATACACCTTGATGCTGCCATTTAATGTACCGACAAGCTTGGTGTTAGCTGGGCCTTCGAATGAACCTGAAACGGCTGGAGCAAACACGGCTTTAGAAGCTGATTGTAGAACTGAAACGACCAGTGGGGACACCACGATCCAGTTAGCTGGACCACGACGTGTTTTACGGGCGATTTCGTTAGCAACTTTGTTGATGAGAACACCGAAACAGCGTGACGATCACCAACATAGTTTGGCACGCCTGTGAATGTTGAGGACATGTTGTATGTCTCAACTGTACCAGCGAGGCCAATCAGGTCATTGATGATTTCATTGTCGATTTCTGAAACAACGGCAGCTGAAAGAGCAGCTGTCATTTCGGCTTCGAGGTCAAGACCGTGCTGAGCTGAGAGGTCCTGAGCAGCTTCAATTGTCCACTTGGCTTGCAGTTTGCGTGAGCCAGCAGTAACTGTTTGCTTCAGAACTTCGAGTGACATGCGACGACCACCGAATGCTTCATAGTCGGCTGTCAGAGCTGATGAACCAGCTGAAGTTGTTGCTGTCAGAGCTGGTGGATAGCCGGTTGTGCCAACGTCAGCTGATGAGTAGAAACGCTTCATCTTGCTGTTGTTGCCGAATACTTCGTCGCCGGCGCTGATGTCAGCAGCGGTGCCTGGAGCATTCATTGCTTCTGAGAACAAGAAGCGCAGTGAGTATACCAGGCCAACTGGACCGGACATTGGCTGAACACCAACGAGTTCGGAAGCGATGGTGCCTGGGATAATACGGCGGATCATTGGGATAACAATCTTTTGGAAGTTACCGATGGCGCCACCGGAAGTGGTGAGAGCGTCAGCAGTTTCAGCCAAATAACGCTTTTGGTTTTCAAGGACTGGGGCAACAATTTTTTTCTGACGATCGCTGAGACCTTCGAGAAGAACGTCCTTGGTTTCTTGCCAGTTTTCGAATAGATTCATAATGTAATCTCCTATTACAATGTGTGTTAAACTGATGCTAATTTACGAAGACGCGCAATACGTGCTTCTTTTTCAGCATCGTGTTTTCCTTCTGTGATAACTGGAGCGGTTTCGCCAGTAACAACAGTTGTGCTGTCAACGGTTTTGTCTTCGGTGCTTTCAACGAGTGTTTTATTCTCAGGAGCATCTTCCTTAAGAATGCGTCCAACGAACTTATTGAATGACTCCTGAAGCTTGTCTGTTTCGACATTCTTCAGAATTAATTCCATCTGTTCACGTTTTGATCCAGAAAGTGGCGCAAGAATTTCAGCCATTTTCTGTTGGCGAGCCGCAACGCTAGCAGCTGTAGCCTGTTCTTCTAATTTCTTTTCTGCTTCGCGAAGCTTTTGTTCAGTAACTGCGAGTTTTCCCATCACTGATGATTCATCGATAAAGCTCTTGCCGAATTCGCCAACAAAAGCTTCAAAAACTTTACGGCCAAATGTATTTTGACGGGCTTCTTCAAGATCTTCTTTGAGTTCTTCGATTTCTTCTGAAAGACGGATCTCTAAGAAGGCATCAATTTTATCAACAAGCTGGTCGAGCTCTTCACCTAACTGAGCTGCCATGGCGTGCTTTTCTTCAACGAGTTTTGCGGAATATTCAACTTCTAGATCGCGGAAGCTCTCAACATCTTCTTTGAGTTCTTTGATTTCTGATGCGAGTTGAACTGTGATGAAAGAATCCATGGATTCTACCAAGGCTTCTTTGTCTTTAACCCATTGCTCGGCGAGTTCAGCACGAACTTGTAAACCAATTTCTTCTGACAGCTGAGCTTTGTATGCCTCAACTGATTCACTAAATACTTTGGTGATTTCAGCTTTGGTCTCTTCACTAAGCAGCTCTGACGAGACTAATTTTTGCAGAATTTCATCCATATTCTTTCTCCTTTATGTATACCAAAGGTTATCTAAATTTGCTAAAAATATTTTTAGCTGAATCATCGTGAGCGTCAAAGCAAATTGCCAAGCGCATTCTCATTTAATACTAATTTTTAATATCCGTTATGAATAAAATATACTAAAGCGAAATTATTTATAGCGTTTATGAAAAAAACACATAAAACCTATCAGTTTTATGAAAATAATAGAGTAAAAGGGATCTTTGCGATCCCTTTTACATTATTTTAATCAGATACTTAATAATTAACTTTAAACTTCCGGAGAATCTTCTGTATCAGCAGCACCACCACTCACATCAACGTCAGCTTCATCAACTGGGGCCACATCGCTTGAGTACCCCATTATTTCACGTGTTTTTAATGGAAGATATTCTTTAAAAGCTGCAACGGCTGCTTCTTCATTTCCATTTATCATATGATTCAACATATCTCTTAGCGCTGTCTTATCTGCCATATTCATTCTCCTTTATGATATAAACTTCTAATCTCAGTATTAACGTTTCAATATTGAGTCTAAGAATTTCTTGATTTCTGCACTCAAATACTTTTGTGCGGCTTCATCATGGACAACAGCTTCAGCTAAAGTCATGACTTTCTTATTTTCTACAGCTTCACGAATTAAATTTGGATAAGCATCTGGAGCTGAAGGATTTGCTACCAAATCGATAGTAACAAAGCTGAAATTTTCAACGATGCCATTATTCACATCACCTGTACCACGTGAAGAAACGCCAAGTCTTACGCCGCCATTTAACAGTTCTTTAGCGATTTGACCTGATGGAGTGTTGAGCAGTTTGCAACGACCGACCGCATCATTGCCTTCCATGTACATTTCAGTAATGATATGAGAAACATTTTTCAAATCAATTGACAGATTATCTGGATGATTAAGTTCACCCATGATTGATGCGCCGTTTTTAATTTTTTCAGCGCAATAATCTACGGCCTTTGAAATCTCCTGTAATGGATAAACGCGGCCATTACCATTTTGGACTTCAGCCTGCATTAACACGCCGGACAAATAATAATTCTTTTTGTCGTCAATTGATTCAACCAAGTTTGCGCTACCAGGCATCAGTTGTTCAATAAGAATGAGGTTTTTCATAGAATAGTTC